ACTGTGGTCTTATCTTCTTCATATACTACGGTATCTGTAGTATAGGTGTCAGGTATAGGAGATTCTTGAGTCTTTTTTACTTTCTCTTCATCTACGTTTATTTTGGCTATGCCTGTTCCGTAGATTGCAGCATTTAAAAGACACTCAACTATAGCATCTTTTACTTTTGCACGTTGGAGATCCTCTTGTAAATTCATGCGAATTACTTGAACATCCGTAGGGTCTTGATCTCCTACGTTATCTCTTAGGTCAAACCACTTCTCTTGTCCAAAAATAGCTTCTTCTAGCTCGGCTACAGTAGACTCTATAGCTTGTTGGGTAGCAGGAGAGATTAACTTACAGTTTTCTGAGGATCTTGTCTTATCTTCCCCGGCCCAAATACCTCTCCAAATCCTGTAATATTCGTCCCATTTAGATAAATAAGTTGTATTTCTGTGCTGTTCCCATAGTTCTACTTTAGATGCAACCCATGAGCTTAGTGCTGCCTTTGGGTCGTTATATGATATGCTTTTAGTATCCAGAGACATTATCTGTTGGTTCCCATTCTTCTAAATCTATTGACTGTGCAAAGTCAGATACCGAAACTTGGTCTATGTAGGCTAGGGAGTCAAGTAAATCATCATGGGCAAGGGGACTTGGGAAGTCTAACATCTGGGAAATAAAGGGAACATTCCAATCTGCTTTTCTTAGTTTAATTCTTCCGTGTTCCATCCTTCCTTGTAATGCCCAGACTATCCTATCCTGCTTTCTTTTACCACCGTGAGTAACGTCTGTTATATTTACCCACCGTCCTCTAGCTCTCATCTCATCTTCTATGTAGGGCATTATAGCGTTCTTAAGTGCTCCTGCTTCTATCCCTACTGTAGTAGCTTCTACATCCTCAGCAGCGTCTAAAATCTTTGAGGCAGTCTCTTTTATGCCCCATCTGCCGTGTAGTATATCTTTTACTAACCATTCATCCTGTGATATTTTTACCACAGATATAGCTGTCTCGTCTAGCTTGGAGGATTTGAGTCCTCTTTCCCTCTGAGCTTTTTCAAAACCTGCCGGGTCCACTGATATAACGAAATTACCTTGAGTTTTAGCTTTCTTGCTATCAAATTCATCGTCATCCACATATTGCACCCATTCTTCCTTAAATATACCACCAGTAAAGGACTCAAAAGTAGCCTCAAACTCCTGACGAAAAGCTTGAGTGGACATCGCCCCTCTAGCTGCTTCAATTTCTTTCGGGTCCAGAAAAGGATTATCAGTAGAATTGAATTGAAATGCTTCCCAATCTTCTGCATTTTCCTCTTTCTGTGCATCTATCCATAAGTCGTAAAAATGATTCTTTCCAGCAGGAGTTCCTATAAATAATGCTTCCCCTTTTACGTCTGCCAAGGTTGGCCTTAGGATCATCTCCCATACTTCCTGTTTCATGGAAGCATATTCGTCCATTACGACATATGAAAGTCCCACACCCCTTAGTGTATCTGGCCTATCGGACCCCTTCAGATAAATCTTACGATCATTAATAAGGGTCAGAGTGGCTGTATTTTCATGTGCAGCTTTTATTACATCTTTTCCTACTGTCTTCAGTATTGACCAAAGAATATCCTTGGCTTGCTGAAATGTAGGTGCTACATAAAATACATCTTTAGAATCACTTTGGAGTGCTTTGATAATTAACACCCACGCTGCTAAGTAACTCTTACCGAACCTACGACCACAAGAGGCAACTTTAAATCGCTTGGGAGAAGTAAAGATTTCCATTTGAGCGTTGTGAAGAGTGACGTTTAAGTCGGTCATTTTTTCTCTTCATATTCAGCTTCTATGGTCTTAAAGTCCTCTTCCTCTTGTTTTTCAATCGCTTTTACGGATTCAACTATTATATTAATACCTAAATCCTGATGGTCATGTGTAATCTCTACTGCCTTAGAAGTGGGGATAATTCTGTCCATGCACATTTTAAGACAATGCCTATCTCCCTCAAGTGCCATATCAATTACCTTTTGAACTATCTCTGGTCCTTTGTTGGACATGAGTTCTCTGGATAATTTTGTGTACTTGTTTAGTGATCCCTTTTTTCTTCCTTCAGGATTTAAGGGAGGCATACCTTTATATAAATTTGGATTACCTCTTTTCCTTTTTACTGGAGGGGAATCGGAATCATCTGAAGAAGACATATACACTATTTCCTTTATCTTTTACCTTTTTCGTCAACAAAGTTGACCTATAAAAAGGGAGACAAAACATATACTTAAGTAGTCTTAAGTAATCTTAAGTAGATCAAGTTATTTGTTTAAATGGAACAAATCTTAAAGGTCGTACTTGAGTTACTTAAGTAATCAACCTAATATAATAATATTATAGCATATTTTTCCTCTTTTGTCAAATTTATCTACAGACTTCTTAGGTACATACCGCAATCCTGAGTAAAGTCAAGCGTTATTTTTAGATTCTTTTTAATATTTATGTAATTCTTGAGGTCCAAATTGCTTCTGATGTGGTCCTGAGAGTGTTGCAATAATTATCCCGACCCTCTAGGGGCTCCCCCCATGTCTTTTGTACCACTTTTGTACCACTTTTGTTCTGTCCAAATACTAAAGTAGAACAATAGTAGAACAAAAGTAGTACGAAAGAACAAAAGTAGAACAAAATAGTTGGCACGGTTTTTGCATATGCAATACTCATGCCACTTTAGTTTTACTAATGTAGCGGATTGCTAGCGTGTTACTGGAGAAGACATTAGAAAAACTAAAGAGTAAGAGTGTATGATTATGGTTATTCTCAAGAAATACCCAAGAATTCACAAAAGACCAAAAAACGAAATAATCTTAAGAATTCACAAGAAAGATAAACTGGCATGGTTATTGCAAGGAGATTTTAAAAATCATGTTTTAGAATATCTAAATCAATATATAGTAGGGCAGCATGACTCCTGGCACACAAGATATAGTGTCAATAGCTAATTTAGCCAAAATTCAGACCTACGGCTGGCAACTCGAAAATAGGCTAAAAACCGAAAATTTTACTTTTATGCTAAAAATATTTTAAAAATACCTAAAAAATACTCAATTTCTTTTATATGGCATTTTAAGAGCTATACGTGCGTTTTGGGTGTTTTCTGGAACCTTACTATATAAAGGGCAATACATGGCTATCATATGGCTAAAATAAAAGGCCTAAATTCTTATAAAATAAATACAATAATTCTTGACGAATAAACCGTTACCTATATAATTGTCGGCGTTACAGGCAACCGCTATGGTTAAACAACAATAGGAGTATTTAAAATGACTAGACGACTTATGGAATACAATAAACATTTAGACTTAGACTTAATATGGGATCTAGCAAAATTAGATAAAGATTGGCAATGGGAGACTAACCACACTTTTAACGGCGTGGATGTTTACATATGTGAATCTGGAGCAGAAGCTTATAACTTAGCTCAAGGATTAGATACGGATAAGGATAATTCGATTTTGTATATCCCTAGTGAAAATATTATTGCCGTTGCAAATACTTGGCCAATAGCGGTGACTAAAAATTCTGGCGAATTTCATATTCCTAAGGACTGGGAAAATGCGGAGAGATACGATTTTAAAAATGCTGTGGAATTTGCGGTAGACTATGTAGGCAGAGAAAATGTAGAGCCTGAGGCTATAAACGCACTCGCATAGTCTAACCCACCATAATCCTAAAAGGCCATAGGTGATTAGATTCACCGTGGCCTTAAGAGGTAGAAGTACAATTTTAACAACTATAGAGGATTAAAAGAAGATGGATAAAATTATAGAAATAGATGTATCGGATAAGATAAGTAAGTATGAAGCAGAGCAGGTCAGTGAGATGGTTATGAATGCTCTTATAAATTTTGGAGTAGAAGTAGGAGAAGATCCTGAGTTCTCATGGGTACTTAAAGCGGAACTAATTGAGGCTAAATATGACTAGCTAGAAATTAGCATAATCCTCAACAGGCCTATGGGTAATTAGATTTACCGTAGGCCTTAAAGGGCAGATAGAACAACAACAGGAGTATTTAAAATGACTACCATAACTGAAAACGCTATAAAGAATAGTGAATCGGTTTTTCACGCTCATAAGGTCAAAAGTGTTTTAGATGGCATGGGTAAAACTGAAAAAGTAATAAAGAAATCTAAAAACAAAAAACTAGGTAAAAAGGTAACTAAAGGTATATTCAAGAATATGCCAATTTATACAGTTACACTTGAGGAGCGTGCAACGTGCTCCAATACCTGTGAACACTGGCAAACTTGTTACGGTAATAATATGCCATTCGCTACACGTTATAAGGCAGATGACGCACTAACTGACGCTATGGAAATAGAGTTGGAAGAATTGAACAGAAAACATAAAGACGGGTTTCTAGTTCGTCTGCACGTTTTAGGCGATTTTTACTCGCTGGATTATTGCGCTAAATGGTGTACATGGTTAGCTAAATTTCCAAACTTATATGTATACGGATATTCTGAGCGGAAGAAAAACACGCCCATTGGGAAGCTTTTAGACGCTATGCGGAATTTATTTAATGAGCGGTTTAGAGTGAGAATATCTGGCGATATTTATTCTGGTAACTGGACGGCGTTATCCTATGATAACCCAGTCGCTAAAAAGCAATTACAGGAAAAGAAAGCTTTTTTGTGTCCGGTACAGGAAGATAAAACCGACAATTGCGGTACGTGCGGATTGTGCTGGACTAGTTCCAAAAATGTAATATTTTTAACCCATTAATTAACAGGAGATTTTAAACAATGAATAAAGAAAAATTATTGCCTAGTGTTAAACGGACTATGTTGCAAGATATAGTAGATCGAGATTTTTCTATTATGACCGATAAAGAAATTCTGTCTATTGCTAGAGTAGCATATAAGAGAGAATTAAACAGGATGCCGGACAACGCCCTATACGATAGGTACTGTGATGCGTACGGCATTAAAGGCAATCCGACATATCAAGAAGTCGTAGGAGTTCCTAAGTTTCAATAGTAGTGCCTGCACTCACTACCCAAAACCCTATGGCTAGTTAAATCTAGCGTAGGGTTGAGGTAGTAGTAGAAACAATTAATAGAGGTTAGTAATGAATAGTTACATTTTTATTTTTAATCTTGTTTTCTTTTTGTTTACTTTTGCTTTAATTTTGACAACTATTACAGGAGGTTAAGTTGATAAGATTTTTTATAGATGCCCTAGCACTAACTACGTGGTTAGCAGGGTTAGTTGGTTTTGTTTTAATTTTAAACGGAGTATTTGTAATATGAGTTTACCTAATGTAGTTACGAGTTTTCTTGAGGACAGGTATCAGGAGGCTCTAGATCATGGGTTTAGTGAGGAGGGTGCTGAGGAGTACGCCCACTGGATGCATGAAGTAGAGGGCAAGGGTAATATTGAGTTATATAAGGCTCATAAACTTGCTGAGTTAGGGCAACTTTTAGGTGAAATTGGGGGGTATAAAGATGCGCTGTAAAGTTTGCGACAAAAGACTTGAGCAAGGCGAGTTGTCCAAAAAAGACAAGCACGGATCATTTCTGGACACTTGTAGAAGTTGCATGGCTAGTGTGTATGAGGTGACTACAGAGTTCGAGTTGATGCAGAATGTAGTCGGTTTAAAACTGGTTGCCGATGACTACTTTCGCAACGATGAAAACAATTAATTTGACAGGTATAATTTTAACCATTAGAATACTTAAGTAGTCAGGAGATAACATTATATGTTATTATTTAAGTTAAAAACCTAAGACTACTTAAGTATACCTAAGATACCTAAGGAGGTAGTTGTGTTAAAGAGACAAAAATCTAAGTTGAGGAATAGAAAGAATTTCTTAAGTAGGAACACCATTAAGAAGGGTATGGATATGGTCTGTAAACCACAGGTTATTAGGTCTAGACGTAATGAACTGTTGGACAAGGTAGCCCGACAGGAAATTGCAGAATATTTCAACAACAAACAAGAAGAGGTGTAGTATGTTATTTTTCGATCACGACAAGATTAATTTTAAAGTCGAGAAGTTCCCACTGGTGAACCAATGGACTGAGGATCTAGGTTATCATAAAGAGGAAACAGTCCCCAGTAGTGTGGGCGTGGGTCTTAGACGTAAGGATACTAAGGAACCACTAGGCATAGTCTCTGATGACTACTTCCCTGTTCAGTATGCAGAAATAGTGGACGGAGTAGAACAAGCACTAGTTAAGTCTGGCCTAGATACTACTGATGCTGAGTTCACTACTAACACCTATGCCAATGGTGCTCAGTTAGAATTAAGAGCAAAGTTTCCAGCCCACGAGACAGAGGTAGTAGGAGACAGGGGTTATATAATTCCTGAGTTTGTGTTTCGTACTTCCCATAACAGGACATGGGCTAACAACGGCATGATAGGATACTGGCGTTCAGTCTGTTTTAACACTCTGGTCAACGGCAGTAAGCTAGCGTATGTCTACGGCAGACACACCAAGAACTTCAATGTAGACTTGTTCGCCAACAAGGTCAGGACTGCCGGAGAATATATATCTGGTGAGGGTCTGGAGCAGATGCGTAACTGGTTCGACACTAGTATTACTAGGGATCAGGCTATAGACCTGTTCACTAATACACTCGCTAAACGCACCGACAATATCACAGGTAAAAAGGTAGCCAATAAAGTTATGTTGTCTAACCTTATGCGTATTTTTGACCAAGAGAACGATCACCTACACAAGAGATCCAGCGACAGTAAGGACTACTCGTGGCAGTCTGGTACTCTATGGACTGCCTATCAAGCTGGCACTGATTGGTCTTCTCACTCTCATGGGTGCAAGGGTAAATTCCACAATGTCAGGGTGTCCAGAGAGGACAAGGTCAAGAAGATGATTACATCACCTCACTGGAAGGAGTTGGAATCAGTAGCATAATTTTAGGTATCACTGAGAGCCGTCTTTTTCTAGGGGTACTTACCCCCCAGAGCATACAGAGATGGCTACTCAGTGGCTCTTAAAATGGATCGAATTTTAGTAAAACTGGCGTTAGGAGGGTAAAATGCCACCATTTAAGGATTGGGTTATATTATTTACAGGCGTAGCAGTTATAGCAGGTTTTGTATTTTTTGTAGTCAGTATTGCAGGGCAGTAAGATGAATTGTTGGCACTGCCATACTGAATTAATCTGGGGCGGTGATCATGATATAGATGATGAAGATGAAAACTATAGCATAGTCACAAATCTGAGTTGCCCTAATTGTGAGTCCATAGTGGACGTTTATTATCCAAAGGAGAAATAGCATGGATTATTTATTGGTGTTTAACGACAGCCATCAAAGTGATGGTTTTGAAAAAGGTGTTTCTTTAATCAATAAGAAATTAAAGAAGCATGAGTTAAGAGTTAAGTTACAATTCATAGAGGACTATGAGAGTGATGAGGGCGAGTTTGTCTGGGCTGTGTCCGTAGTCCCTGATAATTTGCCTGTATCTAGGAGGGAAGAAGATGGGTAATCCAGAATATATTGTAGGTGTCTGGGATATGACATTCTACAAAATTGATGTAGAAACTG